AAAGGAGGTGTCATAAATATGGTGTATGTAATTGGAGGATTAATAGCCATAGCTTGGATTATATCTGGGCTAATGGCTGACAACTACGCACTACGGAAAGACTACAAGGAGCAAAGAAGACAGAATAATATAAACATGGATAGATATAACTGGGTTGTAGGAATGTTAAACGAAGAGCAACAACACGAACTACACGAATATTATATTGCTATTGGTGTAATAGAAGGTACAAAGTAATGGCTATACACGAATACACATTAGAAGAATCATCTCATGATATTAGAAGGTGGACTGTTACCAGCGAAAAAAAACTAACAGAACATGAACTCAATATGATAGCAGAAGATGCACACATGCATGAGTATAGTATTGAAGTGATACGATATGATGACAATATCATACAAGTAAAATATGATGGCGTTGAATATGGAGATGACAGTTTTGTCAGTGTCTACGGAGATACAAAAGAGGAGGAAGAATAATGGCTAAAGAATATAACTGTTTAGTAGAATTACATTTTGTTGGAAACAGGTTCAAAGCTAACAATATAGAAGAATACAAACAAAAAGTAAGGGATAGTTTTGACCAAGAGTTTGGTGTTATGCTAGGAGAAGATGACATTAGCTGTATAGAGGTCATAAAATAATGTTCGCAGTATCAACTAAAGAATGTATACATTGTAGGCAGACAGGTACAGTAATGGTGGACCCAGAAAAGTACATTGAGTTTACCCAAACACCAAGACACCTACGCAGATTAATACAGGACATATTTCCAGAACATAGCAGAGCAGAGCGAGAACAACTGTTGACTGGCGTACACCCAGAATGTTTTGAGGAGATGTTCAGAGGAGAAGGAGAATAAATTTAATGAGGTGGAGTTTAATCCATTTGTACTTCACCTCAACCTCACATAAAATAAACATAAGTTTACACGGAATGACGACAAGGAGACTATAATTAAATGGTAGTTTACATAGGAGAATCTATGATATACGAAGTACATAGCGTAAGCGTTTACGGTGGGAGTATGATATTTAAGTACGACAACAAGCATGATGCGAAGTGCAAAGTTAGAGAGCTTAAAGATTTAGGTGGTATGTTCTTAGTAAGAGTCATTGAATTAGAATCAAGCGAATAACACACAAATAAAATAGAGGAGGAAAAATGCCTAATATATTTAGGGAACCTAAAGCACTTAAAAAATGGGCTATACAATTAGCTAATGCGTGTGGTGGACAAGAGGTAAGCACCTCTCCACTACTTACAACACTGAACACAAATAAGATTAAAGATTTATTAGATGTATTTGTTGAAGACCATAACGAAAACACACAAGCAATAGCAGAAGAGATGATGAGTAAGCAAGCAAATAAGGAGGAAGAATGAAAGCATTAGTACTACAACATTTACTAGAAATGGGTTCAATTAAATCTTTATTAAAAACACAAAGTAAAGATATAAATAAACTAAAGAAGCAACTGACAAGTATGATAGTTGCAAGAAATAATGTCGTACTGTTTTGTTATAGTAACGGTATAAGTGCTATTGAAATTGCAGAACTTTTAGGATGCAGTAGACAAATGGTTTATAAAATTATAGAAACAGACAAGCAAGGAGAGGAAGAATGAATAAGGAAACACAAAAAAAATTAACCAAAGATTTTCCAAAGAGTGTTGTAAAGAAAGCACCTCAGGGCAAATTTGGTGACTATGTACCACATCACATATACACACAACGATTAGTAGATGTCATTGGTGGTGGTTACGACTTTACCTTTGAAGAAACTAGAGATAAAACTGGGGCAATCATTGGAGCAAAGTGCAGACTGTATATTAAATCAACAGACCAGACCATAGAAGAAGTTGGGGATGTTGATGTAAACGCAGTAAAAAGAAACATAACTGAATCAGAGATACTTAAACTGGCAGTATCAGACGGTATTAAAAGATGTTGCATGAGATTAGGTATTGGTTTAGAACTATGGACAGGTGGTGTAACTGAAGAGGAACACTACGCAGAAGTACAGACATCCAAACCTAAGATGACTAAAGACAAAGAGGACATCAAGGTATTAGAGAAAGCAAAGAAAGATTTTGCTAAGGATGTTGAAGAACAACCTAACAACGCACAACAACTTAATACTTTTATGACTGCGACTGTAAGTGATGAGGTAGTTAAAGCAGTTATTAAGAGAGATGTGTACAGGGATGTAGTTTCTAAGGGATTTCCAGAGGAAGTAGAAGACTGGGATGATAAACAAATAGAAATATTTAAAGACTTAGTCTTTGAAACACAGCAAGTTGACGAAAAAAAAACTGATGTAGAAATAGTTGAAGAAGTATTTGGTGAGGTACAAGACAAGACAAGAAGTTGTCCAGAGTGTAGCAAGACAGAATACATTGAAGACAATAGACAAAAGAAACAGGATGACCCAGACAAGTACGGCAAGATACCTAGTTGGAGTTGCAGTAAGTATCAAGGCAACGAGGGTTGTGGATGGACAGCTTGGGGTGACACTGACTGCCCAACAGAATGGCTTTAGAACAAGCAGGTAGTAACTTAGATAAACTTATTGATAGGATTAAGGAAAAATATCCTGAACATAATTTTGATATACCACCTGCACCTGATACTAAATGTAAAAGTTCTTTTAATTGCAAAGGAGTTAATAACATAACTTACTATGACCAAGAGGGAAATGTCTATTGTGGTAGAAGATATAAGTTAGTAGCTGATGAAACAAAACCTTGGTCATGGGAGTACCGAGAGTGCCATGCCTTATTAGATAAAAAATCACAGGGCGTTAAGACAAAAGAGATACCATTTTAGGAGATGATATGAAATTTACAAACAGTTGGAAAGAAAGACAGTCAGTACCAGACATGGCTGACGAGTGTATGCAAAAGTATTTTAAAAAGAATAATCTAATAGAAGGTGAGGACTGGATTAAACTTGGACCTGACCCTAAGCTAACACCAAACATGAAGAAGATGTGGATAGCATTACAGATAATATTAGTTCCAGACTATGTCTTTGTTATTAAAGACAAACTCTATATAGCAGAGGTTAAAGGAACTTTAAAGTTTAAAGGCAGTGACTATCAACATCTATCCGAGATGTATGAGAAAGCTAAACCGTATTCTAATGTTAGGGTAGGCATAACTTACTTTGCACATCCTGATGCTGAACCAGTGTGGTTATCATACACAAAGGTAACAACACAATGGAATGACGAAAGAATACCTATGAAGTTTTATCCAGAGTTAGATTTGCATGGCAATAAGAAACCATACAAGATATTATTAAACAATTAAAAGCCTACAAACACTAAGGTTTTACCCCTGCGAGGATGCTCTCAGACACGAGCAATAATCTTAGTGGCACTATGTGTTATAAGATTCTAAGGTTATCCCATCCTTTTTTGTTTATTGTGTATGTAAGGACACCAGGATGTGACCACATACCAGACCGAGCAGTAAAATCTATACTCTTATCTAATGACGGTGATTGAAACCAAGTTCTATCTCCCTGCTGCTTCGCTCTGAAGTGATGATAGTGACCAGTATTAAGTATCTGACACTCACCTGCAGGTAGAAAGCCATACATCTGACCCTTCCACCAATTTTCTACCTTTGCTTCTGCGTTACCACCACCACCACTCATGTGACCATGACTGAAGCCAGTCTTTATTCCTTTTATGTCTAACACCTGATGAAATCCAGTAGCTACATTGACTGCAACCTTACTGTATCTTTCTGGGTTAGCCTCCATAATCTCACCACAAATATCTAAGTGCATAGTATCAGAGTTGTCTAATCGTGATGTAGTTACCTGACCTTTACCAGACCTTGACATCTCACCATGATTTCCTGGTACTCCTGCGAGTACTAAGTTATCAGCATGAGGTAGGAATGTATCAATAGTTTTCATAATCAAACTTCTAGCTAATGCGTATTGTTCAATGAGTGATAGCTCTATGTTGTGTGGTTGTGAGTCGTAGAATCCATAACAGTTTTCAGTGAGGTCACCTAATCCTACCATGTATATCTCGTCTATCTTTACACCTGACTTACGCAACTCTTTGATTCTATTGACAGCATCTTGTAAAGCCACATCATATCTCTTGATTGTATTCTCAACTCCGAAGTCTTTCTTTCCTAGTTGCCAGTCAGCCATCAAAAACATAAAGGCAGTGTCTCCACCTAATGTTTTTCTTTTTAATGGTGCTTTCTTCTTAGCTTGTTTAAATAACTCTTGAAAGTATTTGTCGTGACCTGGTGATTTATGTTTTACTATTCCTTTAAACGCAAAGAATGTCTCTACTTGACCACCTTTTAGTTGTGTATTCCAACTGGATGCACGAACTTCACCAACGATTTCATATTTCTTTGGGTCGAATCCCCAGTCTCTAAGTATCTCATCGTACTTTGATTGGTAGTTTGGGTCAGTACCTACATGAGTAAGCTCACCCATACCTGTTTGTGGATTGATGTCATAGCCAGGCATCCATCCTGATTTGTAGAAATTATTACCTAGTTGTTCACTAGTATATTTCTTTTTCTTAGGCATACTAGCCTCCTTTAGCCCTGTAAGCTATCTAGTTATGTTTAAATGTATTACTTGCTAACAGATGAACTTCCACCAATTTGTTTTTTGGCGTAAGTTTTAATTACTGTTAACGCTGCACCACCACCTGCAAGAGCAGCTAACTGAACTACTTCAGCATCTACACCCACTAGTGGAGCGACAGTTAAAGCACCGATGAACGCTTCAATGAAGGTCCAACCAGTTCTTTCTAACATATCTTTGAGTTCTGCACTCATATATATCTCCTAGTTTATTAATCTACCTTTAATCATAGCATTAGTCTTGATGACATTACCGTTTATCTCTTGTAATTTATCATATACAGACTCAGCTAATATCAAATGGTCTTTAGCTTTATTATCTAAAGGTTTATTCTCCAACAAATTATTAATAGTATTGTATTTAATGCTAACTTTCTTACCTTGTAGTAATTGATTAGCCACTTTTGAATACATCTTCTTGTACGCCACAGCACTTGAGCCGATGAATCCGTCAGCAGATATATCTAAATCTTGTTGACTTTCTCCGACAATAAGACAGCCCGAGGTATGTTCATCGGTGTTGCCAGTATGTATCAGTATGTATGTAAAGTTAGGTACATTTTGTATGTGCAACATACCATAATGTGCGTTCTTATATCTCTCAGAGTACTTGGCATGAAAACCACCAGTCTTTCTAAACTCTACATCGTATGTACCCTCGGGTATGCAGGTCTCATGCATTACTTTGACTGCTTGATACTGGTCTTCTAGTGTATAACACTCAAAGATACCATCAATAAACAGCATCCCATTGGTAGCATCTTTGCCAAACTGAGTTCTAATAACATCTAACTGCAATGTTCTGACCCATATTTATAGTTACATACCTGTATGTATGTACCATTATCTTTTTGATTTATAAAACACATTACTCTGTACCTTCTTTAGGGTTTTCCCATGCTTCATTGTCTGCAGTAGTTATATCATCTGATACGAATTTACCTTCTTCATCTCTTGCTCTGACTTCTCCGTCTTTTTTTGCATTAAGATACAGTGGTATATTTGAAGATAACCCTGTAACAATAGGTGTCTCACCATTTAACATTACTGTTGGTGTAAAGACTTTCTTACCATCTTTTTCTATTGTTAACAGTTCCTCAATTAGATATTGTAATTTTTTGTCGGACATATTGTACTCTCACTTTCTAAATCCTATGGTTAATAACCATATAGCTAATGTAACTATTGTAGCAAGTCCTGTCACCTGTTGTGCAGAACCAGTCAAAGTTAATGTTGCAATAACTAAACCCACTAGAGTCCAACTAAGGTTTAATGTTTCCTTAATTGCTTCTATTATCCAGTTACCTAGTTGTTTAAACATTACCTCTCCTATATATAAAAGCAGCCATAGTAGCTATTCTAGTCAAAATTACTGGCACTACAACCTCTTGTGCTTTTTCCTTTTGGTCATTGGTCATGTCATCACCTATGTTTGCAATGGTTATATCACCTAAATTATTAAAATCTACGAAGGTCTCTATAGGATTTTCTATGAATGATTCGTAAGATATCTCTGTAACAACATCAGCAAGGGTGTAATTCTCTACATCAGCATTCTCTACAGCTCTTTCCACATACTCTTCTACTGCTTCAGCTATAACCTCGTCATCTTTAACAGACTCAGCAATGATAGCTACATCTTCTGCTTCTACTTGTAAGACTTCAGCTACAACTTCTATTTGTTCTTCAGTAAGTTCTTCAACATCTGCAATAGCTTCCTCTACAACA